GTTCTGGATGCATGGCAGCCCCTGGCCGGCGGGGGTCGGGCCATGCTGCGCAGCCAGCCATGGAGCCGATAAAGGGCCTCAGGCTGACCCCTGCCCACAGGCCCTGCCACTAGGTAGGGCCTTTCTACTGGCTGAACCGGGAGGCGATTCTCAGCAAAAACGACTATTGAGAACGACTATTAGCATTCCTAATCATTGCAAAACGTAAAACGGTAACAACGGATACAGACAAGGAGCGGTAGCGGGGGGTTCGGAAGCGGTTGTGGGCGGGGCTACCCCCGTTAAAAGCGACGTAATTTTCAAACGACTTTTTTCCCTAGTGCGCACTGCGCGAACGATCTAAAGCTTACGAGGGGGAGTGAGCGCACTAAGATTGTTCCCGAGCGTAAGATGGTGCCTGAATGTTGAATTGTGCAAAGAAGGGGCCTATGTTCAGGAGCCGCCCCAAGCGGCGTTGTTCGTGCCCCTTCTTTAGTCTCAATATTGTCTCAAACTAGTCTTAAATGAGACTGGCGATAGCTGCGCACACCATGAGCGATCAAACTACTGTCAGAAAAGAAATGGTTGAAAGGAGGGTGGTTAGGAGGGAGCCCTAGGATCGTACGCCTTGGGGGCTATTGCTCGTAACGGGCTCCTGGCGAAGGTTTCTTAAAAGAAGTAGTCGAGAGGATGGTTGTTGAGAAGAGCCGCTATGACAAGGTCGCTTGGGGCTCCATCGCGAGCGGCTCAAGCAGGTCAATGAACTGCTCGTAGCGTTGACTACGCTGCGCCTACGTACAGTATAACACCCTGTCAATGGACACAGAGGGCTCCCGACTATTGAAACAGGGAGTATGATGGGCGTAGGTCAATCGCTAAAACGCTTGTGGCAACTAAAGGCTTGGTCAGGAGGTACGAAGGATGGATTTATGTGGTCCAATGGGAGAATGATGAGGAAACCGTGAAAATTGGCTTCAGTTGCGACCTCAAGAGTAGGCTTGGGGACTTCCTCACTTATTCCGCTCATAACCTCGTAGTCCTAAAAGCGTTTCGTGGGGACCAAGAAGAAGAAAAACTTTTGCATGAAAAATTTCAAGCAACAAGAGGTAACGGTGAATGGTTTACGCTTTCGTCGTCGCTCGCCTTTTTTCTCAAGGAACAATGCCGATGCAACACTAAGGAAGCAAAACAAGAATTTCAAGGCGCTCATAAAAATCGAATACTGTGGAAGCCCATGGTGCCAATTGCTCAAGAACGCTTAGAGGCCGCCCACAAATCCCGCAAAATACCTGGATACATCAATAATGCTCGACGCTATATTTTATGGGCCATTAAATATTTAGAAGAACGCAATTACGTTTGTGATGCCGCTGGCATCATCAATCATCCATCGAATAGCTCGCTGTACACATCAAAAACCATTTACAACACATTGGCCTTTCTGATTGAGGAACAGTTGATTGCCAAGGATAGTGATAAGCTGTACTCGCTAACAGACAAGGGAGTGAGGGGATTGGCGTTGCTAGAGGAGAAATGGTTGGAGCGTCGCTATTTGCGAAAAAGTGTTAGATCCTTGTTATCCTGATTTCCTTTCTCCCATGGCCTACACAGACAGTCGCTGCGACTACGTAGAAGTGACGGAACTATGGAGGGTGTATGTGCCTTCTGAGCGCTCCTGGGACAAGGCAGTGAAAGAGCTTGAGAAGGCCATTAGGCCGGAGAAGACCAGCTACTACCAGCCAGGGGCCTACACAGGCAAGCAAGGCCATCAAATGACCCTAATGAGCTGGCAATTGACAAAAGGCGAAGACCAGCTACCCTGTTCGTATCCCGACTGGTGACTTCCACCATGCCCTTCCACGAAGAACTTTTTGCTCTTGCCATGGACCATGGAGCCAGTGCTGAACTGCCTGCCCTGAAGAAGCGCTTTGAAGGCTTTTCCATTTGCAAGGACAAAGCTACTGCTGCTGCTTTTGGTTATCTTGCTGCCGTGAGCGACCAGAAAAAGGAAGATGAAGAAGGGCCTTCCATCTACGACAAAGTTTGTGCAGTGATGGACAGGCTTGTTGACGCTGATGAGCGGATGACAAGCGAAGATGCCACGGAGACAATCTTTGCCTTGATTTATCTTTGGCTGAAAGAGGAGCTTGTCAAAGAAGGACTGTCAGGCGATTTTATTGAGCTTTTGGGGAGGAAGTTTCAGGCATTTGTGAAACCAGGCGTTATTTCGTAACAATCGCTCCCTTTTCTTTCCATTGCTCTGCCCTAGTCTTGATAAAAGACTGGGGCTTTATTGTGCTTGACGACTTGCCGGCGCCTTTTATGGTTGGAGGAGTGAAGATTTGGCCTGCCCATTCAAGGCCTGGCTATTTCTGGTTTATTACTCATGCTGGTAAGCCGCATTATTTTCGCTCTCGCAATGAGGCAATGCTATTTGCAAAAGATGCCCAAAGTGGAAGTGATCCTGAAGGCCTATGTGACTAGTGAGGATGGTGCATTTTGCGCTAGTCTGCTTTGGTTGATCTCCTAGGGGCCGAGGCCCCTTTTGTTGTCTTATGAAGCTCAAGGAACAAGCAAAATGCGACAAAATTGCCCGCACCGGACGAGTGCAGAGTTGGATTGATGAAGCCGATGGAAGACTGCCTGTAAGCTGCACAGTCTTCGTCGTAGATGATTCAATGGAGGGGGAAAATGGCATTGAAGCATCGTGGCGTTTTGTTTCCCATGGTTTGCGTAATGGTGCAGGCGTAGCCGTCCATTTGTCAGAACTGCGCGGAAAAGGCGAAGAGAATGGCAAAGGCCTTGTTGCAAGTGGTCCTATCAGCTTTGGCAAAATCTATTCCACTCTCAATGAAATTCTTCGCAGAGGCGGCCGCTATAAAAATGGGGCCGTAGTTCTCCACTTGGACTACACTCATCCTGACATTCTTGATTTCATCAAAGCTTCTCGCCAAGAGCTTCCATGGGTGAAGAGGTGTGTGAATGTAGATGAGCAGTTTATTGAAAATTCTTCTCAAGAACTGATTGATGAGCTGCTAAAGGGCATTGCTTCCGGCGACATTTGGTTGAACAAAATTCGATACGATCAAGAAGGAAAGCGCATCCGTGCCAATGTCTGCCTTGAAGTTTATCTTCCTCACCGTGGCACTTGCCTTTTGCAGCACGTCAACATGGGTGCTTGTGACATCGACGAAGTAGAAGCGGCCTTCATCGAGGGGATGAAGCAACTGTGCGAGCTCCATCCCAGCACAGGCGTTGGTGACACTGGCGAATACCTTTCCCCTTCTATTGACAAGCAAGTGGGTCTTGGCATGCTTGGTCTTGCCAATTTCCTTTCCCTCCATGGCATTTCTTACGAAGACTTCGGGAAAGCTCTGGAAGCCCTGAACGATGATGATCCCCATCCATGGTGCCACTATTGGGGAGAGAAGCCTGCTGGGAGGGCCGCAGCGGCCATTCGTGACGGCATTGAAGCTGCAGCAAAGATTGCCCGCGAGCATGGCATGCACCGTGCCTTCTGTATTGCCCCCACTGCTTCCTGCTCCTATCGCTATCTCGACAAGAAATGTTTTACCACTGCCCCTGAAATTGCCCCTCCCATTGGACGGCTTGTTGACAGGGACTCTGGCACTTTCGGCGTGGAAAGTTTTGACTATGGGGAGGTGGAAACCGCAGGCGAGGTGGGCTGGTCCAGTTATTTCACTGTCGCCAATGAATTGGTTCGGTTGTACCAACAAACCGGCCTTTTCCATGGCTACAGTTTTAATAGCTGGAGCGATGTGGTTGTTTACAACCGCGAGTTCCTGGAAGACTGGCTGGCATCGCCACAAACCAGTCTTTACTATTCGCTGCAAGTTCTGCCTGATACGCAGCGCAAGGACGATGCCTACGCGGCATTGGACGACTCGTTTAAGACCATGTTTGGCCTTGATGACAGCGAGGCCGAGGAGGAAACTGTCTCTTGCAGTTTGGACGCTGGCTTCTGCAGCGCCTGCGCTGAATAAAAAGCCCTCCACAATTCGTTCACAAGGGGGAATTACTCCCCCTTTTTCATTCTTTCCCCATTGCATTATTAAAATGGTCGCCGTCGAAACTTCTCCCTATTTGTCAATGATCGCCAAAAAGCGCCCTTGGCAAGCCGTGCCAGTGGACAAGGGAGCGCTGGTCGATGGAAGCGAGGAAACTTTGTTCAGGGCTCTTGCTCTGCGTCATCTTGAGCTGCCCGTAAAAGATTTTCTGCGGCAAGGGCTTGAGCGTGACCTCCCGTCCACTCCTGGCGTTGTAGAGGCCCTGATTCACAACCAAGAAGACGAAGCTCGCCACGATGAAGCTCTGAACTATGTGGCCGCTGCTCATGGTACTGACGCCCAGGCAGAGAAGGAAGTGATGAACATTTTGAAAGCCTGGAACGACCATCCTGCCCACCCCATCTTGAAGGCTTCAGTGCTAGAGCGCAGCTTGTTCTTTGTAATTTTGCCGTTCTTTCGTTTCAATGGTGACATCGGCATTCGCACTGTTAGCGCCGACATTAGCCGCGATGAAATCACTCACGTGGGGGTGCATAGCCTCGTCGCGAAGGAGTTGGATGAGCATGCTGGTCAAAGCCTGAACAAACTTCGTCGTGCCACTGCTCTGTGGATCTTTGACAAGCTTGGTCCGAATGAAAACAAATGGCTGGACAAAGATTTCTGGCTCCGTCAAAGCGATAATTTGTTCGAGCGGGGCAAAGCAGAAGAGCTTGCTGACACACAGCGCAGTCGGATGCCGTCGTTCTTCGAGGCTCCCAATACGAGCTTGCCTTCCTACGGGAGAGCTTGAGCTATAGTTGTTTGACGGTCTGAACTTGGCACTTGCCATGGGAGGACCGTTCTTTCTCTGCTGCCCTGCCGGCAGGGCGCAGCCAAGTCCTCTAACACTTGGTTTGCATGCGAAGTCCTGGGTTTCCAGGCCGGGGGATTGATCACCTCCGCCCGTTTGGTCCACGGTTGAGCCCTCGACCCATTTGGCAAGCTCGACGGACTAGTAACACCCCCTAAGCCTCTCAACGATGCTCAAACCTGGGGGTCACTTGCTCCTTAGTGTAGGCTTACACGTCAGGCCGATAGCCTGGAATGCCGGGTTCGATTCCCGGAGGAGCCCTTTCTTCCGAACCGTACTAAACTAAGGCTTGCCTTCTAGATTTTGCTGTGGCGCGATTTCGCATTGTTCAACGTCCAAGCGCCGTGCGTCCATGGGAGCCGCTCTACGAAGTACAAGAGCGCATCTGTCCTTTCATCTGGGACGAGAGGGGCTGGTTTAGCACATTTGATCAGGCTCTTGATCTTTTGCATGAGCTGGAAGATCGTCCCGATCCCGTGCAAAGAAAAGTAGTTTACGAAAAGCACTGATTACTATGAGCGCTTTTGTCACATCAGACTTGCACCTCGGCCATGCCAAGATGCTGGATTTCGTGCGTCCCGACGGAGAGCCCCTTCGTCCTTTCTCCTCCATTGAAGAAATGCACGAAACGCTCATTGAGCGTTGGAACGAAAAGATCCACGAGAAAGATCGCGTTTACATTTTGGGCGACGTAGCAATTCCCAGAAGTGGTCTGCAGCTTCTCAATCGTTTCAATGGGAAGAAGATTCTCGTCAAAGGGAATCATGATATTTACAAAATTCAAGATTATCTTCCGTATTTTGAAGACATTCGAGGAGCGTTTTTTCGCGGGGGTGATAGCACCATGCCAGGAGGTCTAATCTTCACGCACATTCCAGTGCATCCCAGTGTTTTGCAGGGGCATTATCTTGGCAACGTCCACGGCCATCTCCATTGTCATCTTGTATTGACGGGCGATGGGGAAGTGGACGGGCGTTATTTCAATGCCTGTTTAGAAAGAAACGATTTTGAGCCGGTAGCATTAGAGGACATCAAGGCTTATTTCAAGGCCAATGGACGAGCGTCGGACGTTTGATACGCCAGTTCGTTCGCAATGGAACGCGCCTATTCACAATTGCCTAAAAGCCATTGACAACCACATGGAGCTTTACTTTCTCCATCGTGATCCTTGGCATCTGGAGAAGGCCGCCTTGCTCAGACAATATGTGCGTGAGTTAAAAACCTACATTCACGCAACGGAAGAAGCTGAGCACAGAAATAAATAGCGAAAGGTCTCCTGCTGGAATCAAACCAGCTTTCATCATCAGAAGAGACAAGCGGCAGAATGTTTCCGCATCAGGAAATAAACAGGGTGCGGCCCTGACATTCTGCCATGCGTCTTAAGTGCTTCAACTCACTCAAGACAGTGAACGGAATCCACGATGGTGCCAGCATTGACGAGGATGCTGGCAAGCCGTTGGCCAACGGGCTCCTGCAGGAAGCTTTGAAAGCTTAACAGAGAAAGGTCCAGTAGACGGCGGCTCCTTCTAGGAATAAACGCTTATTGACAAAACGGGCTTCGTGAAACGGCACCCTGATTTCATGCCGCCGACCGTGAAGGCTATAGCACAAGCAAACCATTGCTTAAACGTCGTACTCTTTGCACCCCTGCCGGCTAAAACGATTTTCGCAAGCAGCATTCCAATGTTCGCGGTAATCATCCATGAAATGCTCAAAAGCAGCTTTTGCAAGCCGGGATTCTTCGCTTGCGGGACCAAAGCTCTTGCCGGCTTCTTCTACGGCTTCTGCAGCCTTCATGGCCCAAGCAAGAGCTTCTTCTGCGGTGAAGGACGAGGCCATGGCGGAAAGAAAGAATGTGTTTAGTCTATCCTTCCAGATTTTTCATTGCTTTGACTACTCGCTCAGCATCGTGTAGTTTTGGCAACAATGTGGGCTTATAGGCATGTTCTGCCGCGAGAAGCTGCAAGGCGGTTTGCCTGTCTGCTTCTAGAAGTGCCAAGAGAAAAGCTAGTTCCTTGCTGGAAATTTCAATGCCAATCATTTTTCAACAAAAGTGAACATTTCAACAATTGCTGAAAATTCTAAAGGCAATCATCGCACAAGACTATTCAACCAATCAATGTCATTATCTTTTGACGCCTCAAGAATGGCTGCCGCAAGCGCAAAAGCGTAGTCGTCAACACCCACCTCCTTGCCGCCAGTAACCGCCCATTGACCGCTTGCTCTATAGATGACACTTAGATTTTTAAGCTGCGTAATTGCCTTTTGATGAGGATAAAGTTCGATGAGACCAGCATTAAATAGTTCCTTCATTTTGCTGAATGCCTTCATTTTCGTGCTGACGGACCAGGCAAGCTCTGCAATGGGAAAATCTTTTGATAGGTTTTGAATGATGAAGCTGCTATTAAACTGGTCAAGCACAATACTTTGAAACTCATAAATGCGATGGTGTTCCTTGATCCACTCTTCCACTTTCGCCATGTTCACTTCTTTCTTGCCACCAATTTCAAAATCTGGCTCGAAGGCGTGAAACTTGTCTACCACTAGCCTTTCGCCCTCATAATGAACAATGCAAGCGGTGTAATCGTCTCGCCCAACACCGCCTCGTGCAGGGTCCAAAGAAAGCACATAAGTGCCAGTAAATTCTTTCTCGGGAAACAGTACTCCCCGCTCCTTGCTTATGGCAGCTTCGACAATTTCAGTGGCCAACAAAGCTGAATTGTTTTTAGCAAACTGAGCACCATATTCCACCCAGAACTTGTCAGGATCGCGCTTGAGCTCAGCGTCCAGAAATGCGCATCCCCATGGCAAATTAACATTCACCTCCCAAGTTGGGAGATTCACTGCCTGCATGAAGGGAAACTCTCCAGATTTTGCCTCGCAATAGTGCTGATAGAACAGGCCATCAGTGAGCCAAGGCGACGAAAGCTCAAGGATGCGACCGTGCTGACCGAACTGCGCAATGGAGGGAGAAAGCGCATCGTAGATGGCTTTTGCGCCACGGTTTGCATCGCCTTCAATAGCGAAGGAGAGCTCGTCCATGATCAGCATCACCACGGCCTTACCACGGGAAGCACGAGCCGATGCAGGAATGGCTTGGAACACGCAATTATTGCTGGTTTCAATTTCCGTGGCAGTTTCTCTCGTGATTTCATCAACAAGAGGACTGTCCATGAGCAACTGACGAATGTTATTCAGGGCAAGCTTTGCCTGGCTCTGGTCGTTAGCAATAGTGAGAATGTACCATTTTTCAGTTTTTCTCACCCGCCTTCTATATTGGTCCTCCAAGACAAAACAGGCGTACAAGGCTGCAATTGCAGCCATGAGCGTTTTGCCACAGCGTCTTCCAAGCGCCCACACTGCGTGTGTTTTGTTTCCGCCAAAATAGCCGTCAAGAATGCGCTTTTGCTCAGGCCAAAGCTCAAGCTTTAATACGTGCTTGGCAAAATCACTGCATTTGAGGGAGCTGCTCATCGCAATGTTGACATTGGGCGAAGGTGTTCTTTGGGGACAAAATAAGCCGGACGCCCTCGAGCTGGATCAGCCCAAAACTTTTCCTCCATTGCCTCTTCTCCATAGCACCAACCATGGATGAAAGTTTTTTGGTTCTCGATGGTCACCAAAACAAATTTCTTTTGAGGGTCTTCGTTCTTCTGCACAATGAGGTCGTAGGAATGCTTTGATCGAGTTTTTACGTCAATCCCCGGCAAATCATCGGACCCGCGCTTTGCCTCGTTTTCTTTGTAAAGCTCGTGCTTTAGGCCCATGAAAGATGCCACTGCCATTTCACCTGCGGCGCCAAGCAAGTGAATAGACAAAGCTTGATCACCACGGGCCGCGCCTTTATTACGCCCTCGAAGCCCTTTCGCTTCGTTCACAGACTGGCGTCGTTGTCCTTCCTCCATCGCCTGCTTCCTTTCCTCTTCGGAGAAGACAAATTCAATGGGAGTGGGCATAATCAAAAGAACGCCGTCGTCATCATAGCCACGTTTAGAATAGAGACACGCGAACAGTGTGAACAATGTCGGAAGAAACGGTTGATCTTGGGCATGCCACTGCAGAAGGGCTTCGAGCCGACGGTCTTGCTAACGCCCTTACCGGCATGGGCTATCCCGGCAGAGACAAGAGTCTTCACACCCAGGCGCAGCCAATCGTTTTTCTGGCACAAGAAGAGCTAGAGGCGCTATACGGCGAATGGCTTCCACGTCGCATTGTGGACATTTACGCAGAGCAAGCCACAAGAAGGGGATTCAAGGTGCTGTTTGGCGGGGAGGGAGCGGCGGCCGAAGAGGTGGTGGGCGTTGAACAAGTGATTGAGGATTTATACATCCTTGAAAACTTTATGCTTGCCTCCAAGAATTCCAGGCTCTACGGAGGGGCCGTAATTCTTCTTTACATTGACGATGGCAGGCCGGCAGATCAGCCAGTTGACAAGAGCCGCATTTATGCCGTAGAAGGCATGGAAGTTCTTGATCGTTGGCAAATCGCGCCAGTGATTAACGAAGAAAATCTATACGACTACTCTAAAGCGACTTACTATCAAATTATTTCAGGCGACCTTATTCGGCAGCCGCAGTTAACGTACATCCATAAAGATAGGATTTTGCGCTTTGATGGCGATTGGCTTCCCTATCGCATTCGGCAGAGGAATTATGGGTGGGGGATGAGCAGTCTGCAAACTGTTTACGAAAGTTTTAAGCACTACTGGACAGGCCTGAACAGCGCAGCCACTTTGTTGAGCGAGTTTGATATTTTCGTTCACAAGATTCGTGGACTTGCGCAAATGCTTGCAGCAGGAAAAGAAAAAGACGTAAGGGATCGTCTTGTTCTTAATGATATGAGCAAGAGCGTTTATCGTGGCTATGCAATTGACGCGGAAAAAGAAGAGCTTGCGTTTATCAGCAGAAACTTTGGCGGAGTTGGCGAAATCCTAGAAAAAATGCGTGTTGATATTATTGGCGCATCAAAAATTCCCCATACGGTCCTGTTTGGTGAAAGTCCCAGTGGACTTGGTTCCACTGGGCGAAGTGAGGAGAGGGATTTTGCCAAGACGCTAGCTGACTACCAACAGTCCACTTTCCATCGTCCTCTCAAAAAGCTGATGACCTACATCATGCTTAGCAAGACTGGGCCGACGAATGGCCGAGTGCCGGAATCGTGGCGCATTAAATTCAACGACTTGTTCGAGCTGAATGAAAGGGAGAAAGCCGACGTTCGGGCTCGCGTGGCGGCTGTAGATGGGCGCTACATCCAACTAGGGGTGCTGAGTCCCAAGGAGGTGGCCGATGCCCGCTATGGCGGCTCTGAGTGGTCAATGGAACTCACTCTTGATCCGACAGTGGTGCGCGAATTGCCGCAACAAAAAGGAGAAATGAAGGTGCCCCCCGGCGGCCGCGATCCCCTTAATGAAGAAAACGGCACTCTTCCCATGGATGGAAGCAGGGAAGTCGAGGATGCTGCAGGACTATTCCTGCCTCGCGACCTTGAAAAAGTTAGGGGCGATGTGCAGTTTAAGGACAAAGATCTTCATCAGCAAGCCATTGCCGCCGCCAAGTCAAAATTCAAGGTGTGGCCCAGTGCTTATGCCAGCGCTTACATGGTGCAGAAGTACAAAGAGCTCTACAAGAAAAAGCACGGTGGCGGCAGTGGCTTTAAGGGGGACGATGGCGATGTAAATCATGACGATCTTGATAAATGGTTCAAGGAAGAATGGGTGAGGATTGGAGCCAATGGAGAAATCCTTGGCGAATGCGGAGGTCGGGGAGAAAAAGAAGGCAAGCCCAAGTGCCTGCCCAAGGCAAGGGCCGAGGCCATGAGCAAAGAAAAACGACAGACTATTGTCGCCCGCAAACGAAAAGCCGATCCCGACCCGGAGCGAAAGGGAGCCGCCAAAATGGTAAGCAGCAAGGTGGATGCCATCGAGCCCGTGATGGCAGAAGGGCTTCTGCTGGGCAACATTGACGAAGCTGCTTTTATTAGCGAGGCAGACGTTGACGCAGCACTGCAGCAATGGAAAGAAGAAGCCCCGGAGCGCTTCAAGGATCTGCTGGAAGCTGACAATGCTGAATGATCTCACCAGCTTCGCGGAGGCAATCCTTTCTGCTCGCATGGACGCCGAATGGTCTTATGACCGGAAAAGCGGCCGATACCGAGACGAAAAGGGGCGATTTTTAAGCAAAGAAGCCATTGAAAAGCTCGTTGACAGGCGGATTGATAAGCTGGAAGCAAGTCTGCGGCGCTATACGCGCATGTTGATTGATGGAGCCATCACGCTTGACCAGTGGCAAGGGAGTGTCCGCGAATCGCTTAAAGGTGCTCATATTCAGGCAGCAATTGTTGGCTATGGCGGTCGGGCCGGCATGGGCAGCGCAGAATATGGTCGCATCGGCCAGCGGCTTCGTGAAGAATATGCTTACCTCCAAGGTTTTGCCGCCGATTTGCTTAATCGTCGCATTTCTGCTCCCATGGCTTTGGCTCGCATTGGCCTATATGCTCAAAGCGTTCGCGGATCTTACTGGCAAGGAGCCGAGCTTCGACAGCAGCAACAAGGATACGGTCTCATGAGACGCATTTTGGATGGCCAGGCTCAGCACTGCGCAGATTGCCTTCGATATGCAGCCCAAGGAATGGTCTCCATTGGCACCCTTCCTCTGCCTGGCCAGCGCTGTGAATGCGGAGCCAGGTGTCGTTGTTCAGTGCGTTATTTCAAGCAGCAGCCAGCAACGGTGCCTGTTTGATTTTTGCCATTAGGATTTGGCGAGATTCGCTGTTCTTGTGGCAAAAATTCTGTATTGTGGCGACGCGGGGGTCCAAACTGGTTTCGGGCGTGTTGCTGAATATTTAATTCCAGCACTTGCCAAGGATCATGAAGTGCATGCACTATCGGTGAATTGGCATGGCGATCCTAATGACATGCAGGAGCATTGCAAAATGTATCCTGCCATGGCATACGGTTCCGACCCATTCGGGGCCCATCGCATTGGAGAACTGGTGCAGGTTATCAAGCCGGACCTTGTGTTTGTCGTTAATGACATTTGGGTGGCGATAAGTTTGATGGACAAGATTGAGCCATTCAAGGAAAGCATTGGCTTCAAAACCTGTATTTACACTCCCATTGATTCTTACGGGCTGTTTCCGGAGCTTCTTCCCGCCGTTCAAAAGTGGGACACTCTCATTACTTACACGCAGTTTGCCAAGGAAGAAGTAGAGAAGATTGGCTATGACAAGCCAATTCACACTGTTGGACATGGCACAAACTTTGACCATTTCTTTCCCATGGACAAGTCGGAGTGCCGCAAGGCGCTTGGCGTGCCAGAAGATGTGTTCATTGTTTTCAATGGAAACAGGAATCAACCTCGCAAACGCATCGACCTGACCATCAAAGGCTTTATTCGCTTCGCCAAGGACAAGCCCGATGCGAGGCTATGGCTCAACATGGGCAGCAAGGATATGGGATGGGAGCTGGTTCCTTTGTTTAAGAGAGTGGCAAGGGACGAGGGCTACGATCCCACTGGGAAGCTCATCTTGACAAGCCCGCAGTTCTCCACCCACAATTGCCTTCCCATTGAGCAGCTTAATAAGGTGTACAACGCTTGCGACGTGGGCATTAACACTTGCATTGGTGAGGGGTGGGGGCTTGTCAATTCGGAACATGCTGCTACCGGCGTGGCCCAGGTGGTGCCTGATCATACAAGCCTCAGGGAAATCTTTAATGGCGTTCGTCGCATTCCAATTGAGAGCTGGGAAACAGATCGAAACTATGGCCTAGAGAGGGGCCAGCCATCGCCCGAAGGCTTGGCCAATATTCTTGATTATTACTACCAGAACCGAGAAGAACTGCAAATGGCTGGTGAATGGTGTTACAAGCGCATTCACGAAAAGCCATTTACCTGGCCGTTCGTGCAGAAACAAATGCTAAAGATCATCGACGACACCTTGAACAGGCAAAGCGATCCTGTAGAGTTCAAAGGCTTTGGCACTCCCGCTCGCATCGCTTGACCATGGAAATCTCTCAAATCTTTTTGAGCGACGCCGGCGATGAGCTTTCGCCGTTTCTCCAATATGCCACTGGCACTGTTAAGGCTGCGTTTCCTAGTGCTAACCACACCATCTACTCAAAAGAAAGTTTGAGACAGTTCATAGCCGACAACTATGACACTGAAGTGCTTTGGGCTTACGACGCGCTTCGTCCTTATTCGTACAAGGCAGACCTTGGGCGCTTTTGCTTGCTGAACAAGCTTGGCGGATGGTACATGGATATTGCCATCAGAGTGGTAAATCCAGTGGAGATCGGTCCTCGCATTAAGATGCTTGCCTTTCGTGACATTCAGCGCTTTAGCTTCACCTCTTGGGCCTGTGCCACCACTGTCCTCTATTCACAACCGGGTAATGCCGCACTATCTACGGCAATTGAGCTGATTGTTAAAAATTGCCACGAACAGTATTACGGCATCACTCCATTGTGCCCAACTGGTCCAACTCTTCTGGGGCAAGCGCTTGCAATGAATGCAGGGCAGGCGGATTTTATTTATGGTGACTACCTCGAGCTCACTCCCACTCATGAGCAGAAGAATCGAGCCTTTGTCTTGCCGGATGGTACGATCATGGCATGGAGCAAGCCTTCTGGCGGCGGCGACCTGACTGGCGTAGGCGCAAAAGGCGTGAACAATTACAATGAGCTGTGGGCGCAACGCAAGGTTTATGAAGCCTGAAGACTGGACTATTTACACGGCAAAACTCAAGCATCAAGCTATCACATATTCATCGCCAGCGACCATTGTCCCCATGGTTGTCAACGCTCATTCTTTGAGCGACGAAGAACGTCTTGTCCTGACCAATGAAGGACATGCTTTTGATGATGAGGGCTATCACATTTCGCAACTAAACCCTTTCTTTTGCGAACTTACCTCCGTATATTGGGCAATCAATAATTCAACTGAAAACTATATTGGCAACGCCCATTATCGACGCAAATGGAAAGATGCCGACATTGAAAATTCTGAGGACAATGTTTTGTACGTGAGCGATCCGGCTTATTTTTCTTGCACATTGGCGGAGCAATTTCTTGGTGGCCATAGTGGCTTTGATGCTCCTGCGATGACAGTCGGACTGGCTGAGCGTGGCATGTTGCCGTTTTCCCCTAGTGAAATGCGTGCTGTATGGAACCAAAAGGTCTTCCATGGCTGTGAAATGGCTCGCGGTCCCGCCTCTCACTACAAAGCTTTTATGAATCTGCTTTTTGATTGTTTGTGGCCTTTCTGGTACGAGCACCGTGATGAAATAGAAGCAATGGATGGATACAACAGGAGGATGATGGGCTTTGTTGGCGAGCGAATGATGACGGGGCTTATTTTGATGAGGGAAAAGTTTTTTGATTTCAATATCATGACTTCAGTCGTTGAATACAAGCCATGATTTCGCAGCAGACTCTGGACGAGGTAAAGAGCCTTAAACAACTCTCGAAGGAGCCTTTGTTTTGGGTGATGGAGAATTGCAAGCCCGCAGATGGCGATAATTTACTATGGCTTGAATTTGGCGTATGGAAAGGAGCAAGTGTCAATTATTTTGGCCAATTCACTCGACAAATTGTTTATGGGTTTGACAGTTTTGAAGGGCTGCCGGAAAAATGGCGCACCGGCTTTGGAGAGGGACATTTTTCCATGGACGGAAAATTTCCAAATGTCAGGGACAACGTGACGCTAATCAAGGGATGGTTCGATCAATCATTGCCAGTTTTTCTGGCTGATCAGCAAAATCGAAGCATTTCATTTGTTCATTTTGATGCCGATCTTTATTCGTCAACAGCATTTGTCCTCTCCTCCATCGCTCCTCGACTGGCGCCAGAGGCGATTTTTGTTTTTGACGAGCTAATCAACTACGACGGCTTTGATGGGGACAACGGAGAGCTTAGGGCGTGGGATGAATTCATTCAAGAATATGATGTAAATTATTCATGGATTGGAGGGCACGGAGAGCCTGGAGACCATAAAACTTGCAACGAAAAAGCAGCCGTGAGGATTCATAGTGTCAAGTCCAAAGTATGATTTTTTGATTGTCGGAAGTGGCATGTTTGGAGCAGTCTTTGCTCGTCTTGCCACTAATGCTGGCTATCGCTGCTTGGTTATTGACCGAAGGAGGCACATAGGAGGCAATTGCTACACCGAGAACAGGGAAGGCATTGACGTGCATTTGTACGGTCCTCATATTTTTCATACAAGCAACGAAACAGTTTGGCAATTTGTCAATCAGTTCGCAAGTTTCAACGGTTTCATAAACTCCCCAAAAGCTTTTGTGGACGGGCATTTATACTCGCTCCCATTCTCAATGAATACGTTTCATGAGCTATGGGGGCCAGCAGTGATCAGCCCTGATGATGCAATGCAAATGATTGAAAAAGAGCGATGGAGGGGAGTGCCAGCCAATCTTGAAGAGCAAGCGCTGTCAATGGTTGGTCGAAGCATTTATGAAAAGCTGATCAAAGGCTACACTGAAAAACAATGGGGAAGAAAGGCTGTTAATTTGCCGCCATCAATTATCAAACGCTTGCCATTGCGCTTCACTTTTGATAGCAACTATTTCAACGACAAATATCAAGGGATACCCACAGAGGGATACACTTGCATGTTTGAACGCATGCTTAACGGCATTGAAACAGTGCCGAATGTTGACTTCTTAGCCGCTCGCAGCTTTTGGCGGGATCAAAGCAATTACATTGTGTACACAGGATGTATTGACGAATATTTCAATTACAGCCTCGGAAGACTGAATTATCGCACACTTGATTTCGCACACCGCACAATAAGTTCTGAAAATTATCAGGGAAACGCCGTCATCAACTTTCCATCAGCAAAAGTGCCATTCACTCGTCGAATAGAGCACAAGCATTTCAATGGAGCAAAAGGCGACGTGACGATTATCACTAAAGAAACTCCAAGAGAGTGCGAACCAGGCGACATCCCTTACTACCCCATTGCCACCGAAGACAATCTTTTCATTCATCGTCAGTATCAAGAATTGGCCAAGGAAGAAAAGGGTGTCATTTTTGGCGGAAGGCTTGCCGAGTACAAATACATGGACATGCACGTTGTCATTGAAAGTGCCATGAACAAGTGGCGATCGTGGCAGAAGGCAAATGCTACGATGAGATAACAATGCCTTGAGACAATGACCGGGAAAGAGAAGCAAAACAAAGTGCGCCTTGTTATGCGCGAATTCAAAAGCGGCAAGCTTAAAAGCAGCAGCGGCGAGCCAGTGAAAAGTCCGCAACAAGCGCTTGCAATCGCCTTGTCTGAAGCCGGTCTGTCGCGCAAGCCTAAGAAAGACATGGGCGATGAATACTACATGTCGTTCATGAAGCAACTTGCTGGCGAAGAAGAAGAAATGGAAGATTCACTGGGAAAGGACTGAGGGGAGACGCCGAATCATTTTCCCCTCCATCGTCTGTCCGGGCCGCAGCGCGTCGCGGTCTCGAGCTTCGTAA